TAAGCTTTTAAATTGTTGAATTTGTTGCTTGCTAGTTGAGATCGAGATTTGATGCTTCAATAGCTCGATATATTCTTTTAAATTTTCTTTTGTCATTAGTTTGTTGTTAGTTTGTTAAAGTAAATGCTTTGTCTGTCTGTCTAGCCAATTCAATAATTCTAATTTTGCATCTTCTAAAGAATACAAAGAATCAGCATAAACAGACAATATATCGCTTCCAATTTTGATTCTGCAATACTGATCGCATCCTTCAGCATAATAATTAACAACAAAGCAAGGCATAGCTTCGGTTTTAAATTCCCCAATTCCCGCCGCACACACTGTAATAATTCTTATTACCTGTTCCCCAATTTCAAATTTTTTCATATTTTATATTTTTTTAGTTATTGTTTATTAAAATAAATGCCTTAATCTTATTATGAAGGCGGGATTGATACTGACATTTCGGGAGCAACCCCCCTTTTTTAGTGCGATAAATAATAGTCTAAAATAAAAACTGCGATTAAATAAATGGTTGCGAAGATTAAGAAATATTTCATAAATTTAGGGTTTTTTTCTAGTTTGTCGATGAGGTCCATAATTTTAGTTTTTAAAGTTAATTTTAAATTAATCTGCCAAAGGAAAATAAGAATCATTGAATTTTATTAATTTGCTAGAATAAGGCATCCAACAAGTTCTGCCATTCTGATTCATTACAAACATTAAATGCAATTTTCTATCATTTGCTTTGTTCCATTCCTCAGCTTCTTTTTCGTCAGTAGTATAAATTAAATCGTATGGAAGAGAAGAGCCCCAGGCTTTAATTGGTATTCCATTTTTTGGTAAATCTTGGTTCATTTTTATATTTTTTAAAGTTAATAAACGGGTTTTTTTAGTTTGTTAAGTTTAGTTTGTTAATTGTTAATAATTTCAAAATCTCCGCAACGGTTTTTAAAAGCTTTCTCAAGGCTTTCAAGGTTATCGCTTACCCTTTCCATTATTTCAATTTCTGCCCGCTTAAAACTAGGTTTAAAAGATGGGAAAAGTTGCAACCCTGTTTTTAATTGAACTAAAGCATAATAATCGCCTTTGTAAAAAAAGCATTGATTGCCCGCAACCTCGATTATTTTAATCACTTTTACAAGTTTTTTATTTTCTTTTAGTTTAATATATAATTCTTTTTTCATAATTTGTTTTTTAGTTTGTTGATAATTGTTTATTAGCTAGCAATCAAAATACTTGCTAATTGTCTCATTGATAATAAAATAAATTTCCTTGTTGATAATTTCTAAATTAATATTTTCTTGCTCTTGCAATTTTAAATTAAAAATATTCTCTTGATAAACTTTTGCTAAAGCCGTTTTATAGTTATTAATTAAAGTTTTTTTATGAGTTTTATAAGTTTTCTGTTTCATAATTTGTTTAGTTAGTTTTATATCTTGAGTTAATAAGATTTATTCCCGCGATTGTATTCTTTTTTTGCTTGCTTGCAACTATGAATAAAATTTACCGCTTTCGCCTCAGTTTCAAATTCATATTTTGCGAAAGATGTTTTAACAAAGATCTTATTGTTTTCTATTATAATTTTATACATTGTTTTTTTAGTTTAGTTTGTTAATTAATTAATTGATAAGATGTTTATTTGCTTATCAATGTAATTAGTATATAATTACAATTTATAATAAGCAAGAATTATTTTCAATTATTTTCAATTATTTTGTGAGCCTTACTCATTGCTGGCTTGATAGAGTAATAAAAAAAAACTTGACTTATCAAAAAGATGTGGTAAGATGCAAAAAAGAAAACAACAAAAAGAATAAGTAAAAACAATTAAAGAAAAAAGAGCTGACAACTATCATCTCAAGCACACACTTTTTTTTTGGTGCTACCTTTTTTTTAGTGTTTTATGCTAACAAATGCAATTGAAAAAGCAGAAATATTAGTTTTTTTGTGAATTGTGTTTTTAGATATTGACTTATTAATTAGAGATGATAAAAAGTTTGTTAATTAATTGATAAGTGTTAATTACAATTGATAAGAGATGATAAAAGTTTTGCATTGCTAACTTATTAACATCGCGCGAGTAAAAAATAATCTTTAAATCATGTCAAAAACTCAAGAAATAAAAGAATATAAAAAAATAAATCGTGAAGCAACTATTGATTTGCTAAACAAGAATAAAGAATCTTTATTTAGAGATATTGCAAATAATAAATCATACAGACAGCTTGCAGAACATTATAACATCCATTTGCCTTATTTACACTATTATTTAAATCTAGAAGAAAATCAACAAGCTAAACAAATTGCCCTGCAAATAGCATCTTATCATCAAATAGACGAAGCTAAACAATATCTTGAATCAATACAAGCTGATGATACTCATGCAAGTGTCAGGAAGAAATCAGAGCTTTCACAATTTTCTACTTATCTTGCTAAAGTCAAGAATCGCAAAGAATTTGATTTAAATTATAAGTCAAACGATGCCGAACATATAGAGCCTGCAAGATTTGAAATAATCTTGAATAATAAATAATTTTGCAGGTATCTTTACATAAAAGACAATCCGATTGCTTTATTTCTATTGCCACAGAAATATTATATGGCGGAGCGGCAGGAGGTGGAAAGTCTCATTGCATGCGAGTTATAGCAATCTTTTATGCTCTCAGTGTCTCAAATATTCAAATTTACTTGTTTCGCAGATTAAGCGAAGATCTTAAAAAGAACCACTTAGATGGCTCAAGCGGTTTTACAAGCTTATTAGCTGAATACATTGAAAGTGGATTTTGTCGTGTTAATCTTAGCACTGCTCAAATTATTTTTAAAAACGGGTCTAAGATTAATCTTTGTCATTGTCAATATGATAAAGATGTTTTGAAATATCAGGGGGTTGAGATTAATTTATTGCTAATTGATGAGTTGACACATTTTAGCGAGAAAATTTATAAGTTTCTTCGTAGTAGGGTTAGATTGGGGGGGTTAACAGTTCCAACACATTTAAAACAATCGTTGCCTAAAATCATTTGCTCTAGCAATCCGGGAGGGATCGGGCACGAATTTGTTAAATCTTATTTTATTGATAACAAAAAGCCAATGGAAATTTACAAAATGGCAAAAGATGAAGGGGGGATGTCTCGACAATTTATCCCTGCTAAACTCTCAGACAATCCAACGATGTTAGAAAATGATCCACTCTATGCAGATAAACTTTTAGGGCTGGGCGGATCGCTAGCTCAAGCAATGTTAAATGGTGATTGGGATGCCATTGACGGTGCCTATTTTGATAACTTTGATAAAAATAAGCATATTATTGAGCCGTTTTTTATTCCTACCGAGTGGTTTAAGATTAGGGCTTTTGACTGGGGCTATTCAAAGCCTTTTTGTGTGCTTTGGGGTGCGGTGTCGGATGGATCGCTTGTTGATTGTGGCGGCATAAAACGAAGCTTCCCGAGGGGTTCAATTATTATATATCGTGAGTTCTATGGTTGCACTGGCAAGTCAAACGAAGGGCTTAAAATGCATGCCGTAGATATTGCTAAGAATACAAAAGCAATGCAACAGGGCGAAAAAATGAATGACATGGTCGCGGATCCTGCAATTTTTGATGTCTCAAGCGGTGAAAGTATAGCCGACCAGATGGCAAAAGAAAAAATACATTGGAGACCAGCGGATAATAAACGGGTTGCGGGCTGGCAACAAATAAGAGCAAGATTCAGCGGAGAAGATGGTAGACCTTTATTATATTTTACAAACACTTGCAAAAATTTAATTAGAACATTGCCAATAATGCAATATGATAACAGTAAGCCTGAAGATTTAAATAGTGATTTAGAAGATCATGCCGTTGACACTCTTAGATATCTTTGCCAGTCTCGCCCCATTGTTGTTGAAATTCCAAAGTCTCAAATGGCTCTTGAGGAAGAATGGTATAAAGATTTTAATCCTAAAAATTACTCAACAAATAGAAAATAATTATTGACTATTATAAAATTATGTTAAAAATGCAAAATAAAGGCTTGCATGCGTTAAAACATTACAAATTATTAGATTTATCGTAAATGCAAGCTAACATCCAAGTCGAAAAAAAAGAAGATTTAACACACTCTAAGGGAGATGCTGGATTAGTAGAGATTTGGACAAAAGAAATTGAAAATGCTATTAATTATGAAAAAAAATGGCATGATGAAGCTGATGCCAACTTTACAATATACAATAACGAAGGGCAAAGCGAAGATAGATATAATGTTTTTTGGTCTAACACTCAAACACTCCGCCCACTTTTATTTTCAAGACTTCCTAAAACAAACATTACTCAACGATTTTTAGATACCAACGAAATTAATCGCATTGCTTCTGAGATGATGGAACGAACAATTGATTTATATTTAAAAGATTCAGACGCTGAAACGGTAATTAGTAAATGCCGTGATGATTTTTGTATTGGCGGTCGCGGTGTAGGTCGTGTATGTTATGACCCAGAAAACGAAGTCGAGTTAGAAGATGGCTCAATAGAAATGGATGATTCTGAAAAGAAATGTCGCATTGAATATGTTGATTGGAAAGATTTTGCAATGTCAACAGATAAAGAATGGTGTAATGTTCAGTGGATAGCTTTTAGACATTATAAAAATCGCAATGAGTTAATTGAAGATTTTGGAGAAAAAAAAGCTAATGCAGTTGAGTTAAATGCTACTAGATTAAATGATAATAAAAACAAAAATAACGAAAATGAATTATTTAAAATGGCTGAAGTCTGGGAAGTTTGGGACAAAAAAAACAAATCAGTTTTATTTCTTACAATTGGCGGTCGCGGTGTTTTATTATCAAATGAAGAAGATCCTTATAAATTAAGAGATTTTTTTCCAATTGCATCACCTCTTGGCTCTAATTCAAACCCCATTGATTTAAGACCAATACCGCTTTATAGACAATACAAAACACAAGCTGAAGAACTTAACATAATCGACACTCGCATTCGTTCATTAGTAGAGCAATGCAAGGTAACTGGAATTTATTCATCTATTGCTGAAGCTTCTGATATGGAAGGTTTATTCAATGGTAATGATGGCTCTTTTACTCCTATGTTGTCAACTGGAAATCAAAAAGTTCAAGATTTAATAATGTTTAAGCCACTTGGTGAAATTATTGCGACAATTTCACAACTTAACGACAGAAAAGACCGTGTTATATCTTCGATAAGAGATATTACAGGAATTTCTGATATTGTGCGAGGCGTTACTACAGCTTCAGAAACCGCCACCGCTCAACAAATAAAAGGAAACTTTGCAATTAGCAGAATCCAACCTTTACAAAAAGAGTTAGAATTTTGGGTTAGAGATTTAATTAGATTACTTTGTGAACTTACGGTTGAAAATTACACAATTAAAGAGTTGATGGAAATGACTCAACTTAAAATTGTTGACATTAAAGCAATTGAAAGAGCTGAACAACTAAAATTAGATTTCTTATTAAACGAAGCTAAAAGTTTAACTGATCCCAATAATCCTGAAGAAGTTGCTAGGTTAGAACAAATGAATGAACAAGCTAAAGAACAATTCAAAAAAACAATGAAAAAGCCTTTAGAGGATTTAAAAGGCTATGCTATTACACCAGAGCAAATTCCAGAATTAGAAAAACTAATTAAAAATGATAAATTAAGAACTTTTGCAATTGATGTTGAAACTGATTCAACAATAAAAATTGACCAGCAACAAGAAAAAGCTGATAGAATAGAATATATTCGCTCAATTAGTGAGTTTTCTAACTCTTTTTTTCCAATGGTTCAAGCTGGAATTATTACTCCCGATGCATTTAAACAGTTTATGCTATTTATTTCTAAGCCATTTAAAGTTGGTAGAATGGTTGAGGAGTCTTTAGTTGCTCAAGAAGAGCAAGAGGCAAAAGGACCAAGTGTTGAAGAAATGCTCGCTCAAGCTGAGATTCAAATTAAACAACAAGAATTACAACTTAAAGCTCAAAAACAAGAAATTGACGCACAATTTACACAACAAGAATTAGATATTAAAAAAGCAACATTGTTGCAAGAGCAAGCAATTCATCAAGATAATTTAGAATTTGAAGATTCTAACAAAGCGGCTGATAGAGAACATCAATTAGTAAAAGATATTACAGGTGCAAGAACGGCTTTGATGAACTCGCAAGCAATGGCACAAACTGAAAATTTAAATCAAACTATAAGAGAATCTAACAAACAAACTTTTATTTAGGAGGGCTATGAAAAAATCTACAAAAAAAGGTGGTAAAAAAGGTGGAAAAGGTTATTAAATAATAATTTAATAATAATTTTTTTTAAAAATAAAATTTAATCAATTATGAAAAAAGGTTTATACGCTAATATTGCTGCTAAAAAAGAAAGAATAAAAGCAGGCTCTGGCGAAAAAATGAAAAAAGCAGGAGCAAAAGGAGCACCTTCTG